ACATGGCCGCTGCTGAAGGCGACTGCTCTTCGTGGCGCAGGAAGTACAAACCGGTACTTGAAGCGTTAGTCGTGAGCATGGGGGATTGGGGAGTCCACATGGTTGCAGTTTTGTGCTGGAGGCGTGTAGATGTCCCCTCAGGAAGTTATGTTGCAGTACGGTGCTATAGGCGCTATACTGCTGCTTGCACTGTTCGCAATCAATAGGTTGTTCCAACGACAAATACAGATGCATGAGCGAGAGATTGCACGTGCGGACAAAGCAGAGGCACAGCTGCATGAACTTAACGTGCTTATTCGCGATCGGCTAGTAGAATCTATGACAAGGGCTGCTGATGCAGTAGTGCGTGCCACGGAGATTATGGCCGACCAACGCAGAGGCAGTGACAGGTGACTGTTATGACGAACAGGGAAAGCCTGGCACAAGAGGTCCTTGGTGAGTCTCGAGCGGCGATCAGAGTGTTGAGGCACCTTGTGGAGCAGCTCGAGAGTTTTACAGAAGGCTTGGAAGAGGAGATACAGCTTCAGGTCCAAAGGGAGACTGACGATGACGACAGCGGGGCACGAGAGCCGACTCAGTGATCTTCATGCCAAAGCTGAAAGGTTGTCGCTCGTTGTTGCGCAGTTGGCTACCTCAGTAGACCGTCTGAGCAACGCTTTCGGAAGATCAGAAAAGGTAGCTGCGACCCTGCGAAGGATTGTGATAGCAATTATAGTAATGATGGTGCTGGGCATTGGGGTGGCGGGGTACGCTGTATATATCGGTGTTCGCGCTGGTGAAGCAAGTCGAGCGGAAATACAGACGCGCAGAGAGGTTTTATGTCCGCTTTACGAGTTGTTTCTCGATTCGTATAAGCCGGATGCACAGCCATCGGAGAGGCGCAAGCAGTACGAAGAGAGCTTTGTGATTTTGCGCCGTAGCTACGAGGTGTTAGACTGTGAGTAGGTAGTCATGGCTTGGGTACGTAGGGTAAATAGGCACTGTGCTTACCTGTTGCAGAAGACGGTCGGAGGCAACGCCAACTACGTGAAGAGGCGCCCTGCAATCATAACTGCAACAGGTGCTGGGGCTCTTGCTACACTTCGTGTGCGCCATCATGGAGAAACATATGCAAACGTTGACAGGCGCGTAGACCCAGACGAGAACGCTGCAAGCAAGTACGTTTCGTACTAGTAGGTAGGAGGCCTACGTGATACCTTGGACCTTAGGCGCAATGGTCAGGGTAGGCCAAAACGTTGGTGATCGCCTAGAAGAGGCCACACGGGAGTTCGTCAATGGCGAAGGCAGCATTGTTCGGGACGATGTAGCGTCAGCCATAGAGCAGGCAGTGACAGAAGTAGCTCAGGACCCACCTTTCATCGTGTACATCTCAGGTGACTACACGAATCCGCAAGCGCCCACCTTTAATGTCACCGTTCAAAACTTGGGTGAAGAGGACGCGTAGGAGAGTAACACTGTGTCTGTAGGACCGATGGTAGTCGACAAGGATAAGTACTTCGAGCTGATCAAATACACGCCGCACCCGAAGCAGTGGCTGTATCACCGGTCGCCGAAGCGCTTTCGTGTTGCCTGCTGCGGTCGCCGTTTTGGCAAGTCTACCATGGCTGCTAGGGACCTTGAGCCGGAGCTTTTGGTGCCGAATCGTAGGTACTGGATCGTCGGGCCGACCTACGACTTGGCTGAAAAAGAGTTCAGGGTCGTCTGGATGGACATGATTGTCGGCTTGAAAATGGGTCGCGACAAGCGTGTCAGAAAGGCATACAATAAGCGTTCAGGCGAGATGTACATAGAGTTTCCGTGGCATACTCGCCTAGAATGTAGGTCAGCTAAGCACCCAGAAACACTGGTTGGTGAGAAGTTACACGGCGCGATCATGTCAGAAGCTGCTAAGCACTCGCGCGAAACTTGGGAGCAATACGTTCGTGCAGCGCTATCTGACGAGCGGGGCTGGGCAACATTCCCGACCACACCTGAAGGCTTCAACTGGTTGTACGACCTTTGGATGCTGTCGATGCAGCCGTCAAAGTTCCCGGATTATGAAGCCTGGCGGTTCCCATCTTGGGAGAATCGGGTCATCTTCAAGGGTGGACGACAGGACTCTGAGATCCTGCAGGTTGAAGGTACTACTGCAGTTGAGTGGTTTTTGCAGGAGTATGGTGCTGAATTCGGCTCGTTTATGGGCAAGATCTACAGCGAGTTCGACCCATTCTTGCATATCAAGGAGCACAAGTTCAACCCTGACTGGCCCAACTACGTCGCTTTTGACTTCGGTTTCGCCAACCCGTTTGTTGCACTGGAGTTCCAGGTTGATCCATGGGATCGCGTGTACGTTTGGCGCGAGTACGTCAAGCCTTACACCACCCTAGAGCAGCACATTTACAACCTAAAGAACCGCCAGAACCCAGAAGGGTACCACCTGGATTGCGGTTTCGGTGACGCTGCAGACCCTGGTTCGGCTGTTACGCTCAGCACACACTACGTTGGCACCTGGGCACTACCCGAGGCAAAAGGCCCTGGTGAAGCGATCTGGCGCCAAGGTGTCAACCTAGTCAAGAAGTTCTTGCAGCCAAGAGATGTGTACACACCGGACGGTGGACTCGTAGTCGTTGACGAGTACGGAACACCTAAGCAAGAGCCCTGGTTGTTTGTTGATCCCAAATGTACGCAGACCATCAAAGAGTTCAACAACTATCGTATCGCAGACCACAAGCCGGAAGTGAGTCCGCGAGAGGCTGCAAAGAACTTCGAACACGACTGCATGGACGCGCTTCGCTATGCCCTAATGCACATTTTCGAGCTTGGGTGCACAGCGCATTTGTCAGACGTGTACTCTGTCTCAGACTTTACTACCGACGCAGGCACTGGTGACTTCCATCCAGAGGCCGATTCAGGGTACTTTACCATGAACCAAGAGTTCTAAGGCGGCTATGATGGACAACCAGTCAGCTACCCGGGCCGGTGTGGAGGGTTTTAACGCCACCGACGACATTCAAGATCATGAGAGTGTCGTAGATCCTGGATCGGAAGACTTGGCTGTCTATGTCGAGGAGAGGCGTGCAGAGTTCACTGCTGCAGCTCAAGACTTGACACTCAGCGATGCTTACAGCCGCTACGAACTCGTTAGTGCTCACTACGATCCTGCAGTTCCAGGTGGCAGCTTCATCGTTATGGCCGAACGTGATCCCGGGATGACACGCTCTGCTGCCCTACAGGAGCTGGGTTATTCCAGTCCGTCGCCTTGGACGTCGTTCAATCGCGAGGAGTGGAACCCTGAGCTTCGTGACCACCAGGGCTTGATCAAGTACTATCGCATGAAGCGCACTGACGGGTCGGTTCGAGGCTCCCTTCGCCAGCTGAAGACGCCTGTTTTGGATGCTCGTTGGCGTGTTGTGCCGCGCTCACAGTCGACAATTGACAAGAACATTGCACAATTTGTACATGACAACCTTTTCCACAGGATGTCGCGCACATGGTCGATGACTCTAGAAGACGTACTGCTCATGTGCGACTACGGCTTTATGGTTATGGAGAAAGTGTACGACAACACCATCGTGCCTGGCAAGGTCGTCATTCGCAAGCTTGCACCTAGGCATCCTCTGGACATCCAAGAGTGGATTTGGGACAGTAATGGTGGCCCTGATGGTGTGGTAATGGCGCCGAATCCGAGTGAGCAAGGCATTGACAACCTGCCAATCTTCATTCCGATTCGTAAGCTTGCCATTTTTAGCCTAGAGGCCGAAGCGGGCGACCTACGAGGCACATCGATTTTGCGTTCGGCTCACAAGCACTGGTACTTCAAGGACACCATGTACAAGATTGACGCTATTCAGAAGGAGCGTCACGGTATTGGTGTGCCTTGCATTAAGCTGCCTCCGAACTTCAGTCCTGCTGACAAGAGACTTGCAGAGGAGCTGGGACGTAACCTTCGTACTAATGAGCGTGGCCACGTTGTGCTTCCTCCTGGTTGGGAGCTGCTGTTCCTGAAGCTCGAAGGCCAGCCCGTCGACTGTATCAAGAGCATCGAGCATCATGATGGCATGATCTGGCAGAACGTCCTAGCGCGCTTCGCCCAAGATCCGGCTTCCAAGGTTGACAACGGTGAGATGTTCCTCCGGTCAGCTAGGTACGTAGGCTCGACGATTGCTGACATCTTCAACAGCTTTATCATCAAGCAGCTTGTCGACTTCAACTTCAGGCGCGGTGAGTACCCAGAGATCAAGCCGCGACGCATTGGTGAGGAGAACGAGGCACGCACACGCTCGTTCACAGCACGCAACTATACGGGTGCTGGCATGCTAACACCGGACGATCCGTTGGAAGACGCGATTCGCGATGATCTAGACCTGCCCCCTCGCGATCCCTCGACAGCCCGCACCGTAGCAACACCACAAGGCGG